CCGCTGCGGTTTTGTTGGGATAGATGTGGCGATCGGTGTGCACCGCCGGCAGCCCGTCGGGCGCGTCGCTGTTGTCCAGGCTGATCAGCTTCAGTTCACCGGTTTTCTTGTCCTGGTGCTTGGTGGCCACCGCCTTGTGTGTGTTGCGATCGCCTAAGCGGAACTGCCACCGACTGACATCGGCGGGCGTGATGGTGACGGCGCCGAAGGCCTTACCGCTCGCACTGGTGCCGCCGTCGCGTGTCATGACAATCAACTTTCCATCGGCCACCTTGGCCGTGCAGTCGTGCTGCTTGGCAATGCGGGTGATGAAGTTGAAATCAGACTCGCTGAGCTGGTCTGCCCGGGGCACGTTCGTGGAGACGTTGCACACCGGCGCCCAGCCGTTGCGCGCAGCCACGTCGGCCACAATCTTGGAAAGTGGCACATCTTCCCAGCTACCGCTGCGCACCGTTTTTCCGGTACCGCGCATGTCGCCGGCCTTGCCGCGCACGACGATGGTGTTAGGCGGGCCGGATATCTCGACCTCATCCACCATGTAACGGCCCAGCCGCACCATGGACGTTTCGGCATAGCCCAGGTAGATCTCAATGCCGGCACCGCGCTTTGGAAGCGCGACGGCGCTGTCGCGGTCATCGATGCGCAGCTCGAAGTCGTCCGACTCCATGCCGGGCTTGTCAGTGGTTTTCAGCAATATCAGGCGGTCATTGATCAGCGCGGTAATATCTTTACCGTCTGCAACGACACGAAAGCGAGGGGTCATGGTTCACCCAGTTACCCCGCCAACGCGGGGGAATGTTGGCGGCCGTTACGCATAACGGAAGAAAAGGATAGCCAGGCCTGGCTATTCCCAAAGCATCACAAGTTCTTCAGTGGATGCCGGCATGTCCGGCAGGACAATCACCACACCAGCTCGGTACGGCTGAACCTCATCGGCCAGCCCTTGATTGGCATCGAGCACGGCCTCCACCGTGCCGCTCAGATGGCCGTAGTAGTTGTGACAGATGGTGTCCAACAGATCCCCGTCAGACGTTCTGCATGTCGTCGCCATAGCGTACAAACTCCAGGGTAAAGCCTTGCTTACGCGGGATGCCGCCACCCAGCAGCGCGCTTTGTTCTTCCTCGACACTGGTCATGCACCAGGTGCCCAACACGTCGCCGTAGCCGGTGGTCAGCGTCATGGGCTGCAACTTGCCCCCCAGGGTTCGCAGGGTGTCCAGTTGCTTGATGCCGCCCCTGAAGCCCGGGAAGACGGCGCCCTTCAACGTCAGCTTTTCGTCACCCATACCGACAGCCTGCTGGGCTGGTCGACGCGTCAGCCGCTCCTGAGAGGCCCAGCGGAAAGCTGTCGAGCGCCGCAATTCATCGAAGGCCGCCGTGTCCAGGTTGAAGAAGTACGGCTGCTGTTTCGGATCACGCGGCTGCATGATCATCAGGTGCGGGAAGGGTTTCACCGCCTCCGGCGCCGGTGTGGCATCAGCAGCAAAGGCCCCGGTCGGGAGAATGCCCGACAGCGAAGGGCTGACCTTGCCGGCGATGTTGTTGATCGCCGTCGCCGCCCGCCCCGCCTGTTCCTTCAGCGCACCCAAGCGCTCATCAATCTGAGACGCCGCCCGGGTGGCTGCGCTGTACACCGAGACCACCTGGCCAACCTTCGCCTGAGCCGCCGACACCCCACGCATTACGCGATGTAGCTTTTCACCAACGGCCGGTCCCACAAACGGAATGCCTTCCAACTCCGAGGCCGCGCCGCTAAGTTCACTTATCGCACCGTCTACCGGCGCGATCATCCCATCCAGGCTACGGCGACCAGTCTCACCCGCCGCCGCCAGGGACTTCACGCTTGATTGCAGCTGCTCCATATAGCCCATAAATCCCCCAGGTCAAAGATGCGCTTCGTCGTAGAGCTTGCGGCTTTCCAGCTGTTGAGTGATTTCGCGCTGCTGCTGCGCGATATAGGGCTGCAATTCACGGGCGAGCTGCGCCGGATCCTTCACATCCCCCTGCACGGTCACCTGAATAGGCGCGCTGATATCAACCTTCTGCTCGATTTTCGGCGCCGGCGGTTTTGGCGGTACCGCCATCAGCGAAACCCCAGCGGGTGTGCCCGATGCCGGCGGCGAAGCCAGCGAACGAACGTCGTCACCACCCACCGGCCCCGGCGTCTTGACGGCGCCAGGCATCAGCAGAGAGCCATCACCTTTAGGCGCGAAAGAAGTCGCGATATCAGCCATCACAGGCGGAATGTCTTTGCCGGCGTTGACCATCATCAAGGGACCAGCATCGGGCATCTTCTTCAGCCCATCGTCGCCGCCGAAGAAGGACTTACCCAAATATCCACCCAGAGCGTCGCCACCCAGGCTGCCCAGGTAGGCACCCAGCAACCCACCGACCACCGTGCCGATTATCGGTACCGCCGAGCCAATCGCCGCACCGGCCGCAGCGCCGGCAAGTGTGCCTGCCAAGCCCCCTGCCGCCTCGCCATAGCCTTCGGCCTTTTCATCGCGGGTCGTGGCATTGTCGTAGGTGTCTTTGATCTTGTAGCCAGCCTCAATGACCGCCAGGGCCGCAGGCAGCTTGGCGCCCTTGGGTAAGCCCAACCCGCGACCACCCGCCTTACCGCCCCTCCTACCTTTGCCGCCGCCGTCTACACCACCATCTAAACCTCCCAAGCCACCTGCAGGAAGATTGGTCACGATGACCTTTTGCGGGATGTTCGGATTGCCCATCAGCGAACCACGGCCGACGTTCAGCAGGCCCTTGCCGATCTTGAGCGCACTCAGCGCGGCGCCCAACGTGACTGCGCCTGCAGCAACTGCAGCAATCACCGCCGTTACGGGCTGGTACTTGTTGGCCAGGTCAGCCAGCGCATAGCCAACCTTACCCAGGCCATCCGCGACCTTATCGGTCAAAGGCCGCAAACCATCACCCAGGCTGATCATGGAAGCTTCCATGCCCGCCGTGGCCTCTGCCCATCTGCGGTTGGACGTTTCGCGGGCCTTGGCGGCGTCCGTCTCTATCTTGGTCTTGCCGTCGGTTTTCTGGATCGTGACCATGTCGGCCTTGATCTTGTCGCCGTATTTAATCTGCGCGAGCAAACCCGCACTGGCGCTCTGATCGCTGACGATGTTGGCCAAGCCCGCGGCTTCAGTCAGTGCCACCATGGCCTGCTGTTCCTCGGCGCTGCCGTCAGCTGCTGCCTTGATCTTTGCCTTGAGGCCCTCGATCTTCTTGGCCTTCGCCGGATCCTGACGCTTGATCATTTCCTGACTGAGCATAATGAACGCGTCAACCGGGTTGGCTGCCTTGTCGCTTTTTGTCGCGGCCAGGATCGAGCCGGCCAGGTCGTAACCTTCCTTGGCAAAGCGCTCCTGGCTGGTACTGCTGATCACCGCGTTCAACAGGTTGTTCATGTTGGTCGCAGCGGCCGCAGAGTCCTGCGTTTGCGAGTATTGCGACTGCAAGCTGGCCCCCAGAAAGCGCACCGCCTCCGGACCTTCCATGCCCAGGCGCTTGATGTTACCGAGCATGGACGGCAGATACCGAGCCATGTCCTTGGGACCGAAGGCGCCGATGTCCCCGGCTGCAGCGACCTGGCCCAGCATCCCGGCCATGTCCTCTTTCTTAACCCCGGCCTCCTTGAACGAGTTGATCAAGGTGGCAATAGTTTCGGCTTCCATGCCCTGCCCATCGATCAGATCGGCAATCTGGCCGGCATAGGCGCTGGCTTCCTGCCAATCAACACCCTTTTCGATAAGGCCACCCACCGCCTTGGCGAGCAGTTGACGGCTCATGCCCTTGTCGTCCGCAATGGTCGAGACCATCGCGGCCATCTTGCCTTCGTCATCCGTGCCGGCAGTGTGTGCCCACAGCGACATTTGACGGACCTGTGCCTGGTAGTCGCCGGATATCTTGGTGGGAATAGCGACCGCCGCTGAAAGCGCCGTGGCCTGACCGAGCGAACTTTTTAGCCCGTCCTTACCCTGCTTGATTTGAGTGTGACCGAGCGCCTTAAGCTCAGCCCCACGGGCCACCTGGCCCAGTTTCTGGTACTCGTTACGCAACTTTCCGACCTCGACGCCCTGATCCTTGAGGGTCCTGAGATTGGATTCCAGTTTTTTCAGTAGGCCATCTGCAGAGGCAGAGCCGGTGTCATGGGCTTTTTTCCATTCATCACGCAAGCGAATGGTGTCGCCAATGGTGCTCTGCAATACCCGGGCCTTGGTGCCCTGATCACTGAGTTTCTTGATGCGCCCTTCAACATCCTTGAAGGCAGCGCCGACGGTCGAACTGATAGCACCGCCGATGACGACGCCAAGCGCCAGGTTGTTCGCCATGGAGTCACTCCGAAAAGGTCCAGGCAGCTCACTCCCTGAGCCACCAGATCATCGTTGAGAAAGACATAGACTCGATCTCGCTGGCCGAGAAAGACATTTCCCGGGCCAGCCGCTGAGCCAACTTCCTCTGTATTTCTTCGTTAAACCCGGTCTTCGCGCACCAAGCGAAAATAGGCGGCCTGCAGGCGTTTGTAATCACGCACGCTCAGGTCCCCCAGGTCGTTTTGGCCTGCATCGGTCAGGCTGGCGAACAGGATCATTTCGCTATGTTCCTCATCGTCCGGGGCGGCTTTGGTCGCGGCACGAACCTCGCGAACAGTAGGGGAACGCATGGTCAGCTGATCAGTTTCGATCTGATTGACCTTGACGATTTTGGACAGTTTGATGGTTGCCGAGTCAGCGGTGATCGTCAGCCATTCCGGGATTTTGTCGATGTCTTTAGTCATGGGTATTTTCCTTACAAGCCCAGGTCGCGGCGCACGCCGGCGAGTTGGTCAACGCCGTTGATGACGCGAACCGCGTTAACAGGATCGATTTCGAACATACGCACGCCAGCGACTTCCAGCTTGTAGTAACTGACGCTGACGGCGTACTTGAACTCAGCGTCGCCGCCCGGCTTCCACTCGCCCGGATCCAGCTCCGAGACCATGCCGCGAATTGTGGCAACCACCGCCGTGGTGGCCCCCTTCTGTCCCTTGAAGGAGCCACGGAACACGGCGTTGAACGCGGTCTGATCAGCCAGGCCAAAGAACTTCATCGCCTCACGGCGCACGCCCTTGGTGCTGAAAGACGCCTCCAGCTTTTCCATGCCCTGGTCCATATCGATGGGGGCATCCATGCCACCGCCCTGGTACTCGCCGGTTTTGATCTTCAGCTTGGGCAAGCTCAAGGTGGGCACGTCGCCGGAGAAGCTCATGCCGTCGACAAACATGTTCATCATGAACAGCGTTTGGGGAATCATGGACATTGCGAAGCCTCCTTAGGCTTTGGTTTCGATGACTTCGGTGATCCACTGATTCGTGACTTCAACGAGGAAGGTAGGGTTTTCAGCCGGCGGCACATCGGTGAAGCGAATGCGCCAATAAACCTTGCCCTGCTCCAGCTGACTGGCAGTGTTCAGCTCGTCGTCCGGGAACACCTCGAAGTTGATCACCGCGCCCTGCTTCTTCAGGTCGCGCATGAAGTTCTCCAAGCCTTCGGTCACATCACTGACGTACGTCTTGGTAATCGAGCGGTCAACCGCCCACTTGTGTCCGTAAAGGATCGCGTCCATAACGATGTCCTGGGTGCGCACACGAGTCACGAAGGCCCACTTCGGATCGCTGGAACAGGTGCGGTTGCCCCACAGGCGGTAGCCGTCGTCACGAATAATCGTGGTGATGTTCGCGTTGTTGAGCAGGTTGGCCCGGCACGTCGCGTCACCGTCGAGGAATTCGATAGGCCGGGTGGTGCCGGTGATGCCGACAAACTCCTTGTTCGACGGCGATGCCCAGAAGCCGTATTCGTTATCGGTCCAGGCAAACAGACCCGCCACCCAGGCCGAGGCCGGCGCATCAACGGTTTCGCTGAGAGCGGTGTCCCAGGTCTGCACACCCGGATCGACCAGGAAAACGCGCTTACTGCCGAAGTTTTCGGCGTAGGCAATGGCCGCCTCATCGGTGGTGTTAGGGCCATCAACGATGGCCAGGCCGCGCAACTTGCCGGCGAGTGCATCCATCGACGTGGCGACCGCCTGGGTCGCGCTGTGACCTGGGGCAATCAGCAAACGGGGCTGAGCATTGAAACGGCTCTTACCGTCCAGCAGCGCCTGCATGCCAGTACGCTGACCGTCAGCCAGAACGCCGCCGATGATGGCCGAGGCCTGCAGGGCTGGAGTTGCCAGCTTCTCGACACCACACGCCACGATCACGGCCTTGGCGCGCATGTAGATCGCCTTGATCGACTTGGTGATCGCCGCGTCTTCGCCCCAGGCCGCCACCGCTTCGCTTTCGCGGGTAATCAGCAGCACCTGGTTAGGCTTGGCTGTCACCTTCGGCCCAGGGGTAAAGGTGTCGCACAGACCGATAATCGAGGACGACGGCAGCGAGATAGTGCGGGCGCCGGTGTCCACGTTGGTGACGGTCACACCGTGAAAGAAACTCATAGGGCAATCTCCAGAAACGAAAAAGCCCCGCATAAGCGAGGCCGTGGGGAATGTTCGTTGTTACGCATAACGGAAAAGAAAACGCCCCGTCAGTGCGGGGCGTTTATTGGGCTTGCTCGCCTATCCAGGCCGGCGCGGCCGGGCGCTGCTCGATGGCCGGAAAGTCCGGCGATTGCGGCCAATCACGCAGGGCCTGCATGTACAAAAGCAACTCCGCAAACTGCTCGGCGGTCAGCGTCGTTTGCTCCGAGATTTCGACTTGATCCCGATGACGCTCGCGCAACCACATAACCGAAGCCAGCTCGGCGTCGCGCCAAGCCCTTTCATGCGATTCGAGATCAATTACGACCTCCGGGGCATCTACCAAAATCGGCAAACCTCGGGAGTCGTGCGAGCGAACCTTGCCCGGAGCGGGGTTCCTGATAACCGAATCGTAAATCTCGTCTGGTATCTCGATGGCGTCAGCCGGAATTTTCCCCAACTTATCGAGATAGCAGCATCCTGTTTGCGCAGAGTAAAAGCGTTTCATACTGCCTCCAAGTCAGTCACCAATCGCCAGCCAGCCGAACGTCAAACTACCTACAGTAGGCCCACCGATATTTGTGTAAGTCACCCCGTTGATCCCGGTTTTATCAGTAGACACTATCTGCACGTACTCAGCGGCAGCACCAGGGCTGCTCACTTCACCAGGACATGCGAACCGGCACGCGTTTGGGAACTCCAGTGGGAAAGTCACGAGCCTTCCGTTCGCCGTGTTGGCCGTGGCCTTGCCGTATTGGACAATCCAACTGCCTAGCCAAAAAGGAAAGGTGATGTAACTGTTCACACCGAAGCTGAACGAAAAGCCCCAACGCATTTTTTTGGGCGTGACGATCACATCGTCGGCAACGCCCTCCAGAACCTGAGCCTGAGTAGCGATCTTGGCCGTACCGCGATTAATTTCCGTCGCCTGCGCCGCCAATGGCACCAATGCAGCAATATCAATGTTTCCCTGATTGATGGGCGCGTTCCAGGCCTTGATGCACCACATGACTGCCAAGTTGCGCGGGCGGGTCTCCGTGCCACCAACAACAGAAGTTTTACCGTTGGGATACAAGTTATTAACACCGTTAGGGAAGTCCCGGCTTCCAACCAAAGCTCCAAGTGGCGTTTTTGGACTAAGCGATACAGCGTCAATGTCATGGTTATGACTTTTGAATTCGTCGGCTTGATAACTGCCAAGCACTCGCCCGACATCTACCCCCCGTCCATGGTCCCAACCCCGCAGGAACTCACCACGCGACTCAGGCAGACGGAAGTTTCCGGCGCCTTCATCGCCCTTGTTGAATGCCCCGCCCAGGAACGTGGCCAGGTCAGGATAAGCCGCTGCACTCTTAACGCTGCCGTCCAGCTCAAGAAACCCCGGAGCGACCTTGTTCACGGGAAATGCAATCACTGATCCCACCGGCAACGCCGAGGCCTGGGCGATCATTGCCGCGATTTGGTCCTTGGTGTACGTGTCGGTGATCCCATAACCCGCCAGCGTGGTCGGGTTAGATCCAGACACGAAGACCCCACGGTCATTGACCGTGACCTTTGTGTAGGTGCCAGCTGGCTTGTTCGCCGGCAGAAGGCCGTTCACCGACTCATCGACATACTGCCGGGTTGCCAGGACCACCGATGGATCGATTTTCAACTGAATGTTCGAGGTGCCGCTGGTGATGATGTGCATCCGCACCACCTGGTTACGTCCAGAGCCTTGAGCGAGCAGCGGCTTGTAGCTCGGCGGCACATTGGCGACCGCACTAAACACGCCGTCCTTGTCTTCCAGGGCCAACTCGCGAATATGCCAGCCGCCCACGTCGGGCGGTAACACCACCTCAGCAATCAGCACATTGGCGTCAGTGGGTGATACCCGCAGCTGATTGAGCTGCGCCCGGTAGACCTGGTTGATCAGCTTGGTTTGCGTCGGGCTGGGCACGGGATCGGCGCCGTTGGCGTCACCGATCAACATGAAACGGGGCTCCCACGGAACGCCGAGGGCATCGCAGTTGGTTTTCTTGGCGGCCCCCAACGTGGTGATCATGCCGCCGAAAATAGAGTTTTTATCAACCATGTGGGTACACATCCAGTTCGTCTAGGGTGTATTCGCTAACGCCCGTATAGCCCTGAATAACTACGTCGATATCGGGGTTGGTCCAGGGGTAAACGTCGATCTCGTCGCCGTCATAAACGGCGAAGCCGGTATAGGCGTACAAGCGCGTTTCAAGCGTGATGTCGAGCCCGGTCATATGCCGGCTCACGGGCTTGGCGTCGTCAATCAGGCGCTCAAGCTCGCTGAACATTTCTTCAGTGATGCCGGTATCGAGTACGCCAACCCTTAGGGCGAAGGTCGCCGGCGGGCCTTCGGGCACCGTCTGCCACCACTCGATCACCTCCAGCAGGTAGCCAAGCGGCTCCACCACCCGGCGCAGCGCGCCTATGGTTCCTTTGCGGGAGTGGATGTAAAACGATGCCCGAATGGCGTTGCGCTTGGCCGCCTCCGTCCAGCGGTCGTCCCAGCGATCAACAGACCAGGCCCACGCAAGGTGGGGTAGCAAATGAACGGGGCACGTCGTAGGGTTATAGAGAGAGCGCAGCGGGATCACGGTTCGATCCGCGCTCGCCGCCTCAATCGCCCGTTCCAGCTGAGTGCTATTGATCGGCAGTAGGCTCTTCATGTCACTCCCCCAGCTTGACGCTGTAGCCCGTGCAGAACGCTGCCTGTGCCTGGGTGGGAGCAAGATCCTGCCAGTCGATCAACTCAACGCGAGAAACCCCTGGAACGTGCAGTTGCGCGTCTACAGCGGAACGCGCCACCTCGACGCCAAGGCGTTTGCGCGGGTTGACCCACGCAGCGAGGCGCCTTTGCGCTTCGGCCAGAGCGACAGCGCTTTCAGGGCCTGGGCCTTTCATGTGCAGCACCGCGTCAATGCGATACGGCAGCACCTGGGCGCTTTGCACCGTCAACCGGTCGCCCAACGGCCGAACGTTTTCGTCATTGAGCGCACGGGTTACCACGGCCAATAACTCAGGGCCTACCGCACCATCCCCCTCCAACCCCAGTACCGTTACCGTAACGCACGCCGGCGACGGGCTTTCCGCCGACGCATCCGCCACCAGGGCAGACGCATTGCGCGCATGCAGCTTGTAGCTGTTGCGCGGCCCCGCCGTGGTCAGGCCCTCATAGGCCAACTGAATCCGCTCGCGGTAGGCATCGTTGCCTTCTGTGATCTTTTCCACCGGAGGCACTGCGCGCAGGTCTTCTGCCTGGATCACCAGGCGCGGCGTGTTGACGTTCGCACCCAACTGATCGAGGTCACTACCAATCGCATGCGCGAGCAGCAACGCCTTGGCGGCATCGTTTACCCGGGCGCGATCACCAATGCCCACATAGGCACTGACCTCCAGCAGCTTGACCACTGGATCGCTCTCAAGCGGCGCACTCCAGTTGTCGCCCATGAATCCCCGAAAGACACTGAGCCTTTCTGCATAAGCCTCTTCAAAGTCCAGGGGCTCAAGCACGTCCGGCGCCGGCAATTCCGACAGGTCAACGATACTCATACACTTACCTCTAGCAGTACGTTTTCGCCCTCGTAACTACCGGTGACTTGGATTTTGATCAGCCCTCCCAAGACAGAGACGGCCTGTACGCGTTCCAGCTTCAGGCGAGGCTCCCAGCGGCCTAGCGCCCTGCTCGCCTCAGCCTGAACCGCTCCCTTCCAGCCTTCGTTTACTGGCAGATCCACGTAACGGCGCAACTTGCTACCATACTCCGGCCGCTCCCGACGGCTTCCCAGCGGGGTGCTTAGAATGTCCCCGATGCATTGCCGCAAATGAGCAATACCCGAAATGGGCTGGCCGGTGTGGCGGTCCATTCCGATCATCTAGGTCACTCCTGCAGTAGTTCGAATTCCTCATTGGATTTGAGGTAATCCAGCGCTTCCGCGTCAGTTCCCGGCACCGACACACGCTGCTTGAGGACCACAAGAGCGCGGCCACTGTCGGGCAGAATCAGGGTGCGAGAGGTATAGAGCTTGTCGCGAAACGTTGAGCCAGACCCAGCGCCGGCAACGGGTGTTTCAGAAGTCTTGGCCATGGTTTCCCCCGGGCGCTAAAAAGCCCGCACGCGGCGGGCCTTTGAAATTGAACGACTAGTGTTTGTGGTTTGCGCTGTTGCCGCCGGCGTCGATGATCTTGCCGGCACTGGTGATGTCTTTCACCGCATGCAAGGCGCCCAGGACAGAGACGTCTTTCGTGACGGACAACGAGCCTTCGATTGCCACGTCTGCAACCAACTTGACGTTGGCAGTCGTGACCGTCACCGCGTTATCCGTGACCACCGCCTCGGTCGCACCTACCTTGATGCTCACCGTGCCCGTGGGCAAGGTGATGGTGTAGCTCTTGGCCTCCCAGTCGTAGACCAGGGAGCCACCATCATCAAACCGCCACACCTCAACGTGATCGCGGTTATCTGGTGGAGCACCGGCGCCGCCGTACAACCCGGGTACAAACGTACCCATTCCTGCCTGGCCGCTGGGGTTGAACAGTATTCCCTGCTCGCCCAGGCTCGGCGCGCGCCAGTGCCGGGCTTTACCTGCCGCCTGGCTGTGCCAACGCACCCAGGCGCTGACCCAGTCACCCGACTTGACCCGCACCGCTGGGGCCATCAGATCCACCCCGACCACCACGCATGGCATCACCATCGCCGCGATCATGCGGTCGTGCTCGCCCTGCGCCCAGCTCATGGCGCACCACCCGGGTGATCACCCGCACGATATGCCTCTAGGTTGAGTTTGAGCATGCTCGGCTTCTCTTCGGGGAAAGGCCAAACTTCCACCCCCAAATAAACCTGCTGGGTCCACTCGACCACCCACACCACATAGCCATCCAGTTCAGGCTTGGTCCAGTCCTGGGTAGCGCGCTCAAATTGCGCGACGTTGACGTCAAGCCCCCAGCTTTGCTGCCGGAGCAGCACTGCCAGTTGCGACACCAAGTGCACCGCCTGCTCGTGATGATTGGGCTGGATCGGATCAACGATGATCCGGGCCTCGAACTTACAGACCAGGCTGGACTCGCCCGTACCGATATCGGTACCCGGCTCAAACTCGGCCATTTCGAGAAACACCGAAGGCAGCGGGATGCCTTGGTTTTCCTGGATATCCGGCCAAAACACAACCGCCTTGATACCCGATAGATGCTCTGTCAGGTGTTGCTCGATAGCCTGGTACATCTGACTCAGGCTGAACGGCTCATCGGACATTGGCGCTCCCCTTCAAATACTTCTGCAGTTCGTAGTTGAGCTCTTGCTCAAGGACAACCAGCAACTGTTCATCGGCGCGTTTGATCCACGCCTCAAAGTGCGGCCGGGCCTGCTCCAGTGATACCTTGGCTTTCGCCAGAGGAAAGCGGTTGTCGTTTTCCTCAACGAAACCACTGCGCCGACGGCCCTGAGTCGCCTCAGGGTAATCATCGCTGTTGAAGTGCTTGCTCGCAGTACGGATCCAGATATCGGCACTGTTGCCGTACACCTGTTTGTAAAACGCACCCTGATACCGACGCCCCGCTACCGACACCCCCCTGCTGGTCTGACGCACCCGACCGATGCGGCTGGCCTCGATCGCGTTGAGGCCGAACCACAACTTGCCGCGCATCGCACCGCCGCTGGTGGGGTAAGCCCGCAAACGTTGCCGGACGGCGCCAATGGCGATGCGCTCTTGCTTGCCCACTGCCCTGGCGATGTGGGTACGCAGCCACCCGAGGGTTTTGTTGATCGCTCGCCGCTGTGCAGCAGCTGCTGCCTTTGGCACCAGCCGGCCGAAGTCATGAAAGCGCTTCAGGTCTGCCAGTGACGGCTGAATGTTGATCAACCCACCGTCGCGTTTTTGCTGTGCGTAGCTGCCGACACTCATGGACGCTTCCTCAAGATCAGGGCCACCAGGCCGTCACCACCAGGCTCCAGCTGCAGCAGGTCATATTCCCCGCCGCCGTCCAGGACCGGCAGATCGACAGTGACGCGCAGGCCTTTGCTCAGGCCGTCCGAATCACGTACGCGGATCTCAAAGCGCGGCTCCCGGATGGCCGTTTGGGTCTTGCCAAACTGCGGCGCCTTCCATGGCGCCATGAACATGCCCAGCACCGGCTCGGCGCGACCTTCGATATGGGCGGAATCGCCCAGGGTTTCGAACACCACGTCGTCGATGGCGTCGATCAGTTCGCGAAATGCCACGGTTACATTTCCAGCAGGATCTGCGCCAGGGGACGCGTGCACAGGTGCAGCGGGTTGGACTGGGCTTCACCTGCTACACCCTTGTTGAAGGGCAGCGGCTCAATCTTGCTGTAGTACGGGATCCCTTGGGTGTTGACCGTTTCCATGTAGTCAGCCGGCGCGAAGGACGAGATGTACAGATCAGGAACACCTTCGGGAATCAGCAGAGCCTTATCGTCATGGACGAACGAAATGCCGGCCACCTTGCCGCGATAGCGCTCCCAGACGATCCCGCCGAACTCGAAGCTTTCACGAGCATCGCCGCGCAATGCAGCAGCCTGCTGGGTATTGAGGTAGGTTTCCTCCACCGACTTGTGGGTAATCAGTTCATTCCAGAACGTTTTACCGCAGAGGGCACGGGAGCCAGTGCTGGTGATACTTCCAAGCGCGTCCTCCTGCATATCAAGCGCTTCACCGCATTTAACTCGAACCTTCGTGTCGGGATTATTCAGTTCCATTCGTAGCTTTTTGCGGGATACTCCGAAGGTTTTGTAGATATCCAACAACACCGTCTTGCCATCGGCATCCAAGACTTGGCCGTTCAAGGCTCCCATACGCTGGAACTCGTGAGTGGCATCCAACTGACGGCGGGCCTTTGCCAGACGCTTGTTGACCACGTCCTGCACAGACTGCAACTCAGTACGCGAGCCAAAAGCGCGAATGCCCTGGATCTCATCAGCCTTGATGGTGAAGCGTTCCGGCAGGTGCACGGTGTTGAAAGGGATCATCTGACGCTTGGTCGCGCCGACCACCAAGCCAGAAGTACCGCGCTCACCCGCTGGCACCAGGGCCAGGGTGTCGCCGTCCTTCTCGATCTGAACGGTGATCGTGCTAATGCCCTCTTCGCGAAACAGACCCAGGCTGCTGATGCGGCCCGGCAAGTATTCCTGATCATTGATTGCAGCGGTCAGGGAGGAAACGCTGAACGCGTCATCTTCAAAAATGGCGATATCGGCCATGGGGTACTCTCCAGAAACGAAAAATCCCACACTCGGCGGGATGAATAAACAGGGTGATCGTTTTAACGGACGATGATGTGGTTGACGCCCAGGGCCTTCTCGGCGGCGGGATCGAGCCCGGTCAAATGTGCTTCGCTGACCTCGGCGAGCCGCACAATGGCGCGACCGCGCCTTACCACATCCGATTCGCCCAACGGCCCATAGAGGATCGCGATGGCATTTTCAGTGCCATCCTCTGCAGTAGGCTTATACGGCGCAAACTCGCTGGTTGCGGTGATCAGGCCCAGGATCTGGCCCGGTTCGAGCGCGGCGCCGGCGGCGACATTGATCGCTTCGCGGGAAATGTTGCCAGCACCCTCGGACAGCAGGAACTCGCCTGCGTGCATCGGTTCAATTTTCATGCTCTTGCTCCTTTCGAGTTTCCGTTCTGAGCCGCCTGACGGGAGCTCCAGATTGCGTGGGTGTCGACCTGCTTGGCCTTGACCGTGGGTTCAGGGTCAATGTCCAGCGGCAGGCTGTTGTTGATTTCAAAGCCGCCGCCGCTGCCCACCAGCTTGTCGAACAGTCGCGCCCTGACTGCAGCTTCGTCCAGGCCGGCCGCGATGAATTCACCGGTCAGCTCGGGCAGTCGTGCGGCAACGCACAAACCGTGCAGGGCTTTTGCATTGGTCAGTGCCGCCTGGATCAACGCTTCGCTTTCGAGCTTGGTGGCGGCCAGCAGTGGCTCCACCAGGTTGCTGATGCCCGCCGCCGCACAGCCTTGCGTGACCATCAGCGCCAGTTTTGCCGCGTCCACCACGGGAGCCGGCGCCGGTGGATCGTTTGGCTCTGGCAATTCCACCTCTGGCTCTTCATCAAGCTGGGCGAGCAGTTCCGGCGGGGCATGCTGGAACCGCGCTATCACGCTGCCCTGGCCGAGACAGGCACTGACCTTGAGGCCGTCACCCACCTCATCAGCAAGGCCCAAGGCCACCGCTTCATTGGCCGTGAGCCAGGTTTCAGCGTTAACCATGCGCCGCAGCTCAGCCTCGTCGATATCCGGCGCCTTGGCTTTGTAGGCCGCGATGATCGCTTCCAGCGTCTGGTCCAGCACATCGGCAACGCGGCGGAAGTCGTCCGCATCACCACCGGTGAAGGTGTAGGGGTTGTGAATCATCAGCATGGCATTGGCCGCGATCACCACCCGGTGAGCTCCGCACACCGCGACACTGGCCGCACTGGCTGCCAGCGCATCAATGCGACCGGTGCAGCGCTCGCCTAAGCGCGACAACGCGTTGTGGATCGCCAGACCGTCAAACAGGTCACCGCCGATACTGTTGAACGCAACAATCACCGGTGACACTCCGTCATCCGTGGCGCGCAGATCCTGCACGAACTGATTGGCTGTAACGCCCCAAGCTCCGATCTCGCCATAGACGAAGATCTCGATGTTGCGCTGCTCGGCTTCGCCGCTGGCCTGGAGCGTGTACCAGCTCTTGTCCGCGACGGTTACCTGCTTACCAGCTTTGTCGTAAACGCGAGGTTTCGCTTTTTTGCTCATGGTTGTTCCTTGTCATCAATCGTCTCGATGGCTTCAAGAGTCGTGTAGTTGAGTCCGAGGTGTGTCGCCCTGGCGAGATCGGCGGCGTTTTCCGCGTCGACCGTTTCCGCGTCATAGCCCGTGCGCAGCACCATCTCGCTGCGCGACGCAAAGCCTGCCTTCACTTCCATGCTCCGCGCCTGTACGTCCTGAACCGGCTGGATGTAGGCCCAGCCTTGCGGTACCCAACGGGTGCGAAGGTATTCGCGACGGCGTTGTGCGTAGTCCTCAAGCACCAGGGCGCCGGAC